TATTCCAGTAATAACTCTTACTGCAACAAGCCCACCGCTGTACGCATACAAGTTATTACCTGAAGTATCAGTAAGAGTAATAATAATACCAGATTGATCTTCAATTGTAAAATGTGTTGCATCTAGAATTGCTCTAACATAGTAGACTTGTCCAAGTGTACTGATACCGCCTAAATTAGCAAGCAATGCAGTACCTGTGCCTGATCCTGTTCCAATAGAAGTAAATACCCCGCCCACTACAGGAGTTCCAATATATCCAACTGTGTTCCAGTCAGTATCACCTAATGTAATGATTTCGTATTGATAGGTGCTTACAATTGAACCAGCTAAAATAATACTCGCTTTGAATATTATGTCTTGTCCTACTATCAAATTAACAGTGGAATTACATATTACTGAATCATCAACATCTACTGTACCGGATACAATAATCACTACTGGATCACTAAGAGAATTTTCAATTCCAACAATGTTAGCAACAGACAATCCTTGAACCACACTAGTCATTGATCCACTATCAGTTGTGACTTCAAAAGGTAAGCCACCAACTTGAGTTGAAATAACAAAGTCAGTAGAGTTCAATATTTCTGTTATATAGTAAGTTTGTCCAGCTATTATTCCACCAATAACGTCCTCAAACACTATTGCACTGTTTATAATCAACGTACTTGTTGTGCCAGATGCTAATGTCAAGTAGTTCAATGCTTGATCAAATAATACTACTGTAGGACTATCTTCATCAAATGTTGCTACTGTAGGTGTATCTTGATCAAATCCACTCGGTAAGTTTGTAGTACTACCAACAGTTATACTTGCAGTACCCACACCTGACCCAGTGATGTTGTATTGAGTATTAAAATACTGACGCTGAGTTTGATTATAAGTAGTTACTGCCACAGTAGAAGCGGCCGGAGGAGGACTATTGAATAATATTGTATTAGTAATAGAGCTTATTGTATAAGCTGACTGAGTTTGTCTAATCCCGTTTATTTCCACAATTGCATTGTTTGGATTATTACCACCAGTATAGTTAGTTAAGGTAAATGATGCTGCTGATCCATTACCATTAAACAATTGAACTTGTGGAAGTGTGTAACCATACTGAGCAGGCAATGTTTCGCCCATAATTGTATATGTTAAGTAATCCTCTGTAACATCATATGTACTTGCAAATACTATTGCTGCGGTAATTCCGTTGTCAGCAATAGTAAACGCATAGTCGTTAGAAACTAATATAGCACCACCAACTGCATTCGTTAATGCTAACACAGGTCCACCTTGTGTAGCCGATATAGTAAAGTCAGTACCGCTAATAATACTCTTTACGTAATACACCGCATGCGGAGTTACATTACCAAACATTGTACTGCTGAATACTACTGGTGTATTCACGATCAAGCCACCTGTACTTAGCGTTGTAATTGAGTTATTGCTTGCAGTTGTTTGTACCACTGAAGCATAAGCTCCTAGTACCAATGCATGTCCGTTTTGCAGTACTGACGGAGGTGTCCATGGCAAACCTGTTCCAACTGCAATTACAGCTTCCATGACACCGGTTGCAGTTGTCAGCAAGAATGTCTCGCCTGCAGTACCTGTACTTAGATTATACGTAGTAGAAACTGTGATTCTATTTGTAGTACGTCCAATTGTTTTAACATAGTAAACTTGATTTTCAACAATGTTACCAAAGACTGTGCCAATGAAAGTTACTGTACTATTTAATACAAAATTAGTAACACTATCACATGTTATTGCATTGGTAGTGCTAGAAGTACTGATTGCATTTACATATATTGGTGAAGTGTCTGGTCTAACAACTCCTGAGCCTTGATATATACTTGAACTGTAATTTGCGTTTACATATATTTCTTGGAATCCAGTAGTTGTGTTAAGACGCAATGCATCAGTATCAGTATTAGCTTTAACCAACTGGTCACCATTACCTACTTCATATACATCAATTCTTAACCGATCTGTATTGTCGAGTGAAATAAAAGTTATAGGTGTATTTAATGTGATAGTTTTGTTAACCCAGTCAACTGTGTAGTTAGTTATATTATACAAAGAAGTGCTTAAGTTAGTTATACGATTTATTACAAAAACTGCAAGTTGAGCAGGTACCGTGACTAAATTGTTAAAACTATATATAACCTGAGAACCAGCTGATGGGGTTATTTCGGTAGAAACAGTGTTGTACCCAACATTTTGATAAACAGTTTCATCCCAGTTTGTTCCCGGACGAGTTGCTACAGTCATCATAATGGTATCAGCTATTACACCTGGTACTAATTCTTCTGGGCCGTATCCTTGAGTAAAGTCATCACCCTGAATTGTGTATACATCTGGGGGAATTTCAAATGTTGCAGAGACAGTCCACGTAGTTGCATTAGCATCACTAATTAGAATTGTGTTATCAAAACCAACTGCTACATATTGTAGTTCAGTATTGTTCCAAACAACACTTTCTAAGGTTGAAGATACCCCTGAAGTTTGGCTTGTCCAAGTTATACCATTATTAGTACCAGTTAATATTGTTCCGTTATTACCAACTACAACAAATCTATTGTTGTAACTATCCCAAATTATGTTGTTTAACTTACTAGCAACAGTTGAAGATTGTGCGAACCAAGTAGTACTATTAAAACTGGTGTATATGATTCCATCGTCACCCACAGCTACTATAGTTTGACTATTTGATGCAATACTATTAAATCCTAGGGATGTTGCAGTAAATGAAACTTGTGTCCAATTGTATGCATCAAGACTTGTATATATTATTGCAACATTAACTGCATTTGAACCTATTAATTGCTGACCCAAACCAATTGCAATAAAACCAGTGAATCCAGCAGTTGACGCATAACAAACACCGTTGAATATATTAGTTAACCCATTAGTAAATGCATAACGTTCAGTCCATGCGTATAAATCACTAGATGTTACAATGTTTTGTCCTACTGCAACATATATTCCGTTTTGGTATGTTATATTATTCAGTGCTTTTGCCGGTACATTAAATGCACCGGTACTAATCCAATCATATCCGTTACCACTTATTAATATAGGGGTTGCATTGTTGTTTGTAGTAATAACATAACTTCCGCCTGCATATATCAAGTCAGTAATAGATAGTGACTGATTAGATAATTTATTGATTGACCAATTGGTAGTATATGCACTTACATTAAATGCTGAATACGTTTCAGCATTTGACACAGCAATATAAACTAACCCATTCCATATTATAGATGCTAAATTAATTCCTAATGGATAGAATGGTTGATCTTGCAATTCAACATCTAACGTATATTCATCTGCAGGAGCAAATGCATTACCTATATAAGTACTGTTTGGATAAGTTATTCCTGTTACTAGTTGAGTCAAATCAACACCGGGCATGTTGACCGTAGGTTGATAGTAGCCAATAATTCTGTCTAATGCATTCAATCTCTTATCACCAGAGGTTAATAATTCCCATTTGCCAAAGATAAAGTCAGCATCATTGTTACTTACTATGCATTGATACAAGCGATTGTTGTATTTTACAATGCTTGGGTTAAAGAAGAATGGCTCCGATAAGAATATAAAGTCACCTGACTTAGCCATTGTCATGTTAGTTCCTGAACTAGTAGCTAATACAAAAGTGGTTCCACTTATCGTTTCGGAAATAGTTACAGTGGTTGCTGTTGGCGTGCTTGCAACGTAATATGTCTGACCTAATACAATATTACCAAAAGTTGTTCCAGTGAATACGATTGCATCATTAACAACAAAACTTGCAGAACTTGTTACAGTAACTATATTACCAACTGAACTAGTAGCAGTTGCGGCTGTTGAAATAGTACCTGTATAAGGGAAGTTTTCACCTGATACTGCTACTGTCAAGTTAGGATTACTATAAACACCCACTTGATTTTCTGACAATACTTTTAAGTAATATTGAGATACTATTCCATTAGGTGTTCCGCTTGCAATTGTTGAGGTAACACCACCGGTTGAATTGATACTTGCAACAGTTAGTACTAAATTATTTTCAGGAGTTGTTCCTCCCACTAGTAGTCCTGGTATTGTTATAGTATTGTTTATTGCATATCCACTACCAATTGAAGTTGAAATGACGGAAGCTCTATATCCTCCTAATATGTAGCTAACATCAAAGTCCGGGTCAGTTATAGTTTGCTGTGTTAGTGTTACATTATTTTGTGCAACTCTGTGTGTTCCGGAACCAGCAGTTATTGTAGCTATTGCTGCTCCGTTTAAACTGTATGATACATTAAATGTATTACCACTCAAGTTAATAACATAATATGTAGTAATACTGTTTAACGGCACAGGTAAAGTACCATATGTTCCAAATGTTATAGCTGTTCCGTTCGGGAATGCACTACCGTTGGTCACTGTTACTACTGCCGGACTAGCATTGGTTATAGTTGCAGTTTGTACTGAATTTATTAATGAAGGACCGCCACTAATGGTCAAGTAATTATCACCTGTACCAACCATTGTTCCGTTACTGGTTGTTAATACAAATACTTGATCAAGTTCTCTATATTCAGAAATAGTAAATTGTCCGGTACTAGCCGGTGGACTAGCATTTATTGAGTAAACATAATATGTTAAACCAATTGAAATTCCACCCAATGATGTACCAGTGAATACTATTGGCATACCAACATATAATACATCGGTGAGATTTGCATTAGTAGCTAACGGAAGTGTTAGCCAATTACCAGAACTACTTGTGCTAGATACATTTACCGTTGTTGTACCAGAACCGTTAACTGTGTATGGTTCACCTGCTACAGTTAGTCCACCCACATCAGAAGCAATATTGAATTCTAAGTTGTTATAAATGTTTGTCAAATTTTCAAGTATACAAATTCTGTTAACAGTCGCTAGTGTTGAATTGATAGTTCTTGATAACAGGTTAGAAACAGTACCAGATACATTAGAATATGGGATAGAAGTTTCATAGAACTCAAATTCTTGTCCTTCAATCTGTCCTGGACTTACAGGTAGGCCAACATTTAATGTCATACTACCTGAAGCAGTTGTCAATACTACTGCATTAGTTTGATCTGTAAGAGTACATGATCCTGAAGCATTGGTCAATACAACTGCGGGCCCGTTAAAAGTTGCTGCAATAGAAAATGATGTATTTCCTGAAAATATTTCTCTTACATAATATGTTGTACCTGCAACTATCCCACCAAATGTTGTTCCTGTGAATATAATAGGGTCATTAACTGCTAACCCAGTAGCACTTACGCATGTGATAGAATTATTACTAGCTGCTGTTGCGGTTACAATAAAGGTTGTAGGATCGCTATCGGTTGACATGGTAAATGTCTGATTGTCAATGATAGTTATTACATAATAAATTTCATTCTCAACTATTCCACCAAACACATCACCAGTAAAGAATATAGTAGTGCCTAAATAGAATCCTGTAGTTCCTGCTAATCCTGCAGGAGTTAACTGAACTGTAATGTTATTAATACCAGAAACTGTATTAGTAGCAGTTCTAATTCCATCATAGTTGATTGTTAATACAGCAAGATTTGTCAATTCTCCTACGTACAATATAAGTCCAGCAGTTACAATGGTAGCAGTATTTTGTGCAAGTACTGCACCAGGATTGCCGTTGTTATCTACAGTAGCAGAAATAGTGAAGCCAGTATCTTCTAGCGCACTAGTAGTAAGATTTGGTAATTGTATCAATGATTTAACGTAGTAAGTTACACCATTTGTTAATGTAGTCCCAATAGTTGATCCAATAAACTTGATTGGCATGCCAATGTAAAAACCTATAGTAGAACCAATTTTTTCAACAACATCAGCGCCGCCTGTACTTGGATTAATACGAATAGCATTTGGATAAAAGGTTAATGGTCCATACGTTTGTACTGTATCTCTTGTTCGTGAAGACCAAGTCAATGTTTGTTGATTGGTTGAATTCAAAATTTCAAAACTTACACCATGTGCACTCGCTAGAATCTGACTTATTGGAGGTGCGGAACTTTCCAATGTTATTGCCGAAGATGAAACCTGTGCGCTATTATTAAGTGTTCCGGCGTAGAATGATCCATAGAACCCTGAGGGTACCCAGTCAATTACTTGAGAAGTATAACTTGTTCTATCAAACTTCAATGCAATACTATTTTCTCTTGTTGGCGTTGAACTAGTAACACAACTTGCAACTGCACTTACATTAAAATACTGTGATCCAATACCCTGTGATGATAAAATAATGCGGTCATGGTCATTTATTGCAGTCTGATATGATGCATAAAGTGCAAACACAGGAGATGGGGTAATCTCTAGTAGGTTTACATAATAGTGTTGACCCGGAATTAATCCTAAGATTGGTGTACTATTTGTTGCCACTGTATAAATTACTAAATCACCTGTTTGTAATATAGGATTAGTTATACCAATCGTATTTGTTACAGTATTTACCTGTGTACTATCTACTGAAACGGTGAATGCAGGATCAATAACAATATTAGGCAAAACAGCATAACCTTCACCTGGATTAATTACATTTACTCCAATTAAAATTCCCAAACTCATTATTGGTTCAAATTGTGCAATAACTTTTGGTGCAGGATATATAGAAGTATCAATGTATGCGGTAACTCTAGGAGGGTTTATATAACCTCTACCTGTATTAAGTACTAATACAGCAGGTAAGTTTATGAATATATCTTCACCGGGAATATGTACTGTTGGAGCAGTACCGTTTATGCCACGTGAAATTCCAAATAATTCACTGGTTGCTAGATTTTTACTAGCATAACTCATAATTTCTTCGCCAAGAATTATTATACCTGATACGGGGAAACCATTTACATTGTCAACATAACATGAAGTTGAATTCAATGACATATAAGATGCTAACACAGATATTTGATATCCATCTTGACCGGATATACTTAAACCATAGTTATTGTACCATTGGCTATACGGAGCAGTTTGCCAGATCGGGTCTGATGATAGATATTGATTATCGCCGCTTGGATTATCATACACTAATTCAGGAGTTACAAATTGATCTATATTTGAATTATACTGCGCTGGCAAATCAAAGTCGGTTATATCTCCTTCAAATAGGTCTGTACGAGTATATCTAAAGATAAATTCTTTGATTACTACATGATATGGTTTGACTTCATTCAAGTATCCTTCTAAAAATAATTGATTATCAGAACGGAAAACTTCTAAAGGAAGCAATTCACGAATAGTGTGAGATACATCTATAAATGATGTTTTGTTTAACCACGTTAGATAGTTTTGACTTTCAATGGTTTCACTTTGAATATATTCAAACAGTAATATCAAACTCTTATTTCTAAAGACTAACAATTCGTTAGTGTAAATTTCTTCATTCAATGCACGAATTATATAACGTGTTTCTACTGATGGATATTCATCATACGGTGTAGTATCAAAGAAGTTATCCCCAAAGCCTAGCATAGCTTCAGCATAATCCCATAATTTACTGCTAAATTCAATAGTACCGTTAGCCAAACCAATTCTAGTCCAAATACCGGCGCCAGAGTAAATGTAAGTCTCTGAATTACCTATACTATTTGATGCTACTGTTACAATAGTACCATTAGGCACATTTAGCGTAGACAAATCTGCATATATAGGTACTTGTATTGATGATTTAGTATTATCGTTATAACCAATTGCCCACCAATTGACATTATGCCAATACTTAGTAGTATCAAAGAATTCACCTGTTCTATATAAGAATTTAGGATTTCTTATCTCGTTGATAGGAAACTGTGCCAACACTGTATTAGCATACTGTAAGTAGTTTGCTAGGGCACCAAATCTATTATAGAAGAAACCTTGTCTTGGTCTAGCTAATATACCAGTCTGTACCGCTTTTGGTAGTAATGGATCGGGTACAACTCCGCCGGCATTGTCAACCCCGCACATGCTGTCTAGCATTCTATTGTACAAACCAATAGGTTCTGTGATACCTACTACTGCGTGATTTTGATATGCTGCACCTGAGCCAGGAATCCCACTTAAGAAATCGTCAGGGTAACCCTCACGAATCAAACTATATTGATTATGCGCCACATCATCATTAGTGGTTTCTGAATAACCAATGTGCAATACTGTATCTTTTGCGTTAACATACTCAGCACAATTATACAATCCAAATACACTAGGTAGTAATGAAGTAAAATAACTGATACCAGATTGTTGTGGTTGTGAAATATAAGACTCAAGTGTACTATCTGCTAATGTTTTACCTATTGAGGAAAATACAATATTTGTATTTCTTACCCAATAATAATAAATTGGTGTTATCAATCCTTCTGCATTAATTATTCCACGAATAGAATAACTATTAACATCATATGGTGTTCCTGGTCCGGTATACTGTGAGGGTGTTGATTGGCTTGCAATCCAAGAACAAACGGTTACATTACTTCCAGGAAATACCCTACCCCAATATTGGCTGTTATATTTTACATCATTTTGATGATAGTTCATAAAACGAGTGTTTGATGTATCAAACCAAAGACTACCCACTTTATCAGCTGCCCAAACTTTTCTACCTTGGGTAGACCCTGCTGAATTATATGCTGCTGGGTCTATGTTGGATACCACATCAATATTTTCTGATACCGCGCCCAATAGTTTTCCCTGTAGAGGATCAATGTAATCTAAGTTTGCTAATGTTTGATTAGTATTTGCACTAAACAATTGAATATTGAATATTCCGTTAACATCAACAATTGGTGAAGAATTTCTATACACTGCCCAATCTGGAGTGCTTGCTGTACTTACATAAGTAACAACTTGCCCAAAAATATCGTTAGCATATCCAGTTGGAGCAAAGTTTGGTGTACCAATGGTAACTCTATTGTTGTTAAAATCTAGGGCAGAGCCATAATTTGGTTGTGCGCCATAATCTAAGTCTTGGGCATTTGTGCTTTGTGCGTATACAAATTGACCAGGATTATTTATATTTTCATTGTACAATGACAAATAATCAAACATGTACACCGCGCCTGCGTTAGTAAATGTGTCAACCCATTGAGTGGCGTTGTTATCAAATACAGTGTCATTGTCTATTTCATCGTCAAAGAAGTCAAATGTTGTACTAGAATATCTGGTTCCAACTGGAGCACTTGCTATAAATGAACCTGAATTAGACTTGTCAAATTTTACTACGGTACCAAACTGAGTACGACCTTGCACATGCGGGCAATATACTTTTTGTGTTTGCGTGTACAATACAACTCCCATTTCACCTAAAGCATCTGTATCTAATACAGTTAATGTTAGTTTGTTACCTGCAATACCCAAATCAACATTAATTAGTGATATTACTAAATTACTGTTTACTGCACTTGCTTGTATGTTAGTAAGATTTAATAAGTTGATACTTGTTGCTACTGTGGTTGCATTGCCAACTGGCAATACAACTCTGTACCCATTCAATAGAATAGTTCTAGGAGTAGTTATATTACATGCAGTTGTACCAATGAAAGAGCCATATCTTTCGCCACCATTTGTGTATCTATGAACAGCACCTTCGTAGTTCTCGGCACTTAATTCAAACGGAGCTCCAACTAATATTTCATTTGCAAATGTATTAGTATCAGTGCTTAAACCAAATTGTACGCCAACTCTTGGTGTTTCTTCATTTGTTAGTGTTTGTGCTAACACAAAGTTAGAACCACTTACATTAACAATATCGCCTGCATTTAATGTAGGTGTTGCTCCACTATAGATGTTTAATGTAGAACCAATTACAGCGTAATAGTAATCTGCAAGTGAAGTTCCATTAACTTGAACAAACAAAGGTGTTGACTGAACTGTTACTGTCATAGTGCCAGTATCATCAGATAATTGTATTACACTGCCATTGCGGGTAGATGAGATAGTAAATGTAGTTGATGTTGGTTTATCTAAAACATAATATACTGTATTCTGTGAAATCGCTCCAGCAGATATGATAGTACCTGAGAATACTACAGGATCACCAATAGTAAATCCAGTACTATCACTAACAGTAATTCTATCAGTTGATGCGGTTGTTGCAGTTGCGGTTTGTGTAACTGTAATAGGTGTCCAAGCTAACTGCAATGCTATCGGAATATATGCTTGACTGTTTGCTTGTGATTCAAAATTCTGAACGGTTCTAGAGAACACATAAGTATATCCATAATTCTGAGTGTTTACATCATAATCTTGTTGAGGAGTTCCAATAACCACAGAATCACCGTAGTAATCAGTTGATATACTGTAACCAAAGTTATCGCCTGCGGTAGTTAAACTTAATGCGTCACCGTCAATAATGTGTGCAAATTCATAGGTAGAGTTTGTAGCAGTCCCCGTGCCGCTGCCGGCTCCAGTTGCTAAGAATATTGTTCCAACAGTATTACTAGATGCTCCAATTAGTGTAAAATCAGTAGTACCTTCACTGGTAATAGTGTAAGTATTACCTGAAACAAAATTACCACTAGTAACACTATAAGCTGCTCTGCGATAAGCATAAACACTATTATTATCAATGTCAGAAATATAAAGCCAGTTTTGATCACCTGACAATGCGGTTGAAGTTCCCCATGTTGTTACTCCGCCCGGAGCTGCAATAGTTTGACACAATAATAGTGTGTTTAGTGCAATCGTATTAATATACTGATATACATAAACGTTAGGTGTTCCCGTAGGTTGAGAAATAACAAACAAGTTATTAATATACGATATGTTTGCACCAAATGATGTGGTTTGTGTTATTGTTTGGAATGATATGTAAGAATCGCTGATTGCATCATAGGTATAACGATATACTTCGCCAGTAACGCTGTCACCTATTAGGTAACCAAAACTAGAAGTGTATGCAACTGCACTACCAAAAGTTTCACTCGCTGGATGTACAATTTCTTTATCATATTGATAATTCAAACTCTTACGATATACAGCCCAGCTACCATCATTATTGGTATCAACCCACACTTTTAATTTATTAAACTCATTGTCTAACAATGGCAAGGTACCTATTTCAGGTGCAGTTGCCACACGTTGACTTTGTAATCTAAACCCAACACCTTGACCGTTAATGTTTTTTATTTGTGGGTTTAATGAAAGATTTATGATGACATTGAACGGATCCACTATAGCAGCAACAATGTAATAATTATCAATTGCAACATTAAAATTAACAATTGCAAAAGATTCATATCTTGTCAAGTTGTGTGCTTGGCTGAATGTTATAGTTACAGTGTTGTTTAAATTGTTCTTAGCATTAATAACTGATCCTAAACTAGCCGGAGTATAAACTTGCCATGTTGAAAGATAGTTTGCTAACCAAACATAATCACGCACATAGAATTGACTAATAGGAATTGTAGTTCCGGCAGCATTTTGCGCTGTTGGTAGTCCAGAATAAAAATAACTAGCCATTTTAACATCATTTAAATTAACATATCCAGCAGTGGGATACAATGATGATGGTTGTAAGTTTGAAATAGTAGGTAATATATTAACAGTTGTTATCGGTCTTCCGTAGTTAAACACACTGTATAGTGGTACTTCTTGTTGCACACCGTTGATTGATACACCACTGGTTAGTCCAACGATAGAAGGATTACCAACTAATTTTGGTTGGTCAAGTCTAAACTCAATGAAGTTGTTATTAAGTATTCCGCCAAATTCACCTGACTTAATAGCCCAATTTTGATATATTGTATAATCAATACCACCTTGTGGTAAATTTGTCCCCTTAAAAGCACTAGCTGCATTCAATGTACCTTTATTTTTAATTAAGTTTTTGTAAACATTAACTTGGGTAACATCAGTCAAATCAACTAATGCTAGATAATCTCTTGGACGATATCCAATTAAAGAGAACGATAGTAAATCTGCATCATTTTCTAAATTAGTTTTATCTACGTCATAATATAATGTGCTTTCATATGAACGTGTTTGACTATTAGGTAATAGCCCTTTTTGAATTTGATCATATGTTGTTTCTTTCCAATCAAGTTCCTTGAACAATGTACTTGGTTGTATTATTCTAAGAGCAGACCAATATTTATTTTTATATTTTACAATAGAACCGGCAGTATATTTAATAGTGTTGTTCCACTCTACTACATTGTCTTGATTTAAAATAAATCCAGCAGCATCAACATTGCCATTCCAATCAGCGGTTAATGATCCATTAACAGATATACGATATTGTCTTAGACCCGTAACTAAATTATAAATTATATCATTAAACAATGTAACATTATCAAAAACTATACCATTTTCAATGTTACTAATATTGAATTGACCATAACTAATAGCATCACCTACATTTAATGTTCTAGCTGCAAATGCAGTACCAATACGAGTAATATTTAAATTATTTGTTGAGATTGGATATAATTCTTGATTCAACAAGAAGTTTTTTTGACTTAGTGTTAAAGGCTGAACAATTCTGCTTTCTTTGTCGATGGTTATTAAGTTAGCTGAGGGATTAATTGTTGTAATAGAACCAATGTCCCATCCAGTTTGCGCCCAATACATAAATTCAGCAATCATTTGTTGCCATTGAATTGGAATGCCATTTTCAATTTCTTCGTATACGACACCTTGACTTATCAGATATTCACCATAGTTAATCAAAAACTGTGCTACTTGTTGTGTGTTGTAAAATTCAGTTCCATAGGGAATTACTTGTGTCGTATTAGTAAAACTGTCAGTAACTTTTACTGTTAAGTTTTCAACAGTAATTGTCTGGGTGTTTCCACCAAATTTTGGAGTAAGTGTTTTGAAATATGCATTGGTTTGTGAGTTACCAAAAACTTTATAACCATTTTCAGTTATTTGTATTACTACACCACTATAGATGATTCTATCAAATGGTTGATTTTCGTACAACAATAATCCATAACTTTCGTCAGGAATTAACAATGAACTATTATTACTATTTGCCGAACTCTTTTCAACGTAGAATTTCAGCAAATTTTTGTCGCTAAAACCTGCTGCACGATATACTAACCGAACATCTAAGTTATCCAACAATGTAGTTATGTTAGTTGTTGCATCAATTCCCACTTGTTTTTCATAGTCAACTATCCAGTTGATATAGCTAGTTGCAGGAGTTCCTGCCCCATATATTGGAACATCACTTATTACTAAATGACTTCTATCATTTACTAGATATTGATTAAATTCTACATTATATTTGTACGTATCAACATCAACACCCAAGTTAAAGAAATCAGTTGGTTTAGTTAATGCAAGAATATGCATCAAGTCAAAGGGCCAAGTGCTGCTTCTACGATAGCTGAATTCTGCGGGACCAACATCACCTACTATCCAATCACGTTTGAATAGATATTGATCGTAATTACCAACTAATGAATCAAACGGTGATAACAAATTTCCATTACTATCTACTGGTATTATTTGTAACAACCCGGGACGGGCATAACTAGGTTTGATGAACGGTGCACCGTCATTCCAAACAGTACCTGTTTCTAAATCTCCCCATAAAACCAAATTGTCACTTGTGTATGGTGCAGGACCATACCGACTAGTCCACCACGTTGGTTGATTTGCTAAACCTAACATCTGCCAAGGTGTTTCGTTTGGAGTACTTGTGTCATAAAAGAACAAATAAGCACCCCTAAAATAGCCCTGTTCAATTGGTTGATTATTTAGTTGGTTGCCACTGTCTCTATAATTGAAGGTAAACTGATTATTCTTATTATAAACTTGCGTTTTATAATCAATTCTATTTTGACCAACCCAATTTAAAAACAACTCGCTGTAGATTTGTAAGAATTCATCATTTGAATAATCAGTGGTTCTAAAGAAGCCGGGGATAATTACACCTTGATATGAACCTGCAGGAACTGTTGCACTTAGTTTTAAATTGTTGTATACCCGAGTTTCATATTCAAGTAATACTTGATCTCTAAAATCAATTAGAGTATCTGTAGTTGGATCATAGCTACCATATAGTTTATTAAATGAACCATCATGCCCTACTATAAAATATGTTTCGGGACTATAATCTGCATCTAATGTTACGCTTGGGATAGTCGCAGGATATAATCCTAATTTAGTAGGTGTATTTGGAACATAACTTCCATATGTTTGATTGTATTCTTTTATAGTAATTTTATCATTTGCTTCTAATGAAAGTATAACAGTCAAAGAAGGACTATCAGTACTAACAGTGTAATCAATTCCTGTAACCAATTGTGTTTGAACATTATTGCGGATCAAATATACCAATATACTATTGTAATTTGCAGTAGCAAAATCATATATATGGCTTAACGGATAAACACTTATATCCAATGAATTTGCAAAACTATATGTGTTTGTGATGTAGGGAGCCTTAGAAGGCAACATATCACTCCAGAAAAATGATTGAGATTCTACGTGTGATGCATTAATCTTATCTAATGCATCATCCAACATTTGCGATGGAGTCATTATTCTAGAATAATCTGAATTATTAACTGTATCAACCAATAAGGTTTTAAATGTAATATATTGTCTGCTGTTGTACAACAATGAGTTGAACAAATTATGATTTTGGTTTCTTAAGAAAGTACCAGGTAATACTAGTGAAGCACTGTTCTGTATAATTCTATTGCCCCATGGCACTAAATTACCTAAATCACGATAGTTGTTTGGGCCAAAAACAATTCCGGTTGTATCGGGATTGTTAAAGAAAATACTTTGATACTGTCCACGAATATCACCTATGTTTGCAGTTGTAATAGAAGCATTTAATGGATTGTTATTTAAGTTGATAGGTGTTTGAAAGTATGCAGTGTTGCTTATTTGATCGCTTAAAATTAAAATTTGTACTACTGTATTTGTCGTAGGAATTACCGGAATAGTAATAGTCGTTGAAATGGTAGACAGGGGATCAAGCACCTGCCAATCGGTGTTTGGTACATATACATTGTTAATATAAATTTGAATCAGTGGCCACAATGTGGGTGTAGTAACAATGGGTGCTATATCACACGTAAAAGTGTTGGTTGTGTTTGATAGCGTATCATAATCAAATTCAAAAATTTGATATTGCACACTCGGTGATACCGCAGTTTGCCATCCTAACTGTCTAATAATTGATGGTTCAATGCCGGGTGTTATTGCGTAATTATAAACATAACCCTTATTAACGTTCTCAGTTTTTGAATTAATACCTTGAACATACGTGAAGGTAGCAGAATTTAACGTAACATCAAAACTTATGTCACCTACATTACTAACAGAACTATATCTTAATGGGAAACCCAGTACTGCATCATTCGATCCTGATCCTATGCCATATGAAAACAATGTACAACCGGAAAATGATGTACCAACATAAACTTCGCTGTCGCCAAAACTTATACCGTTATTATCATATATATCAAATTTAGGTGGTTGATTTAGTTGAGTTTTTTGTTGACCATCAATCCAATCAACCCCGTCAAAGAAAAAATCTTTACCCTTGTAATTATATCCTCTGTAAATTGCTGTTTGCTCGTCTGGTAAAACTAATCCATCAGTAGCTTCAGTAAGAGTAATGATTGGAATACCACCTGGATTTATTGTAGAAAAGCGTGAAACATATATCTTATTTCTAACATTATCGTCGGTATCGGCTGCAAATACTACCCTTGATCCGTCAAATAATGCATAATTATCTAATGGAGTATCAGCAGTTACTACTGATGCAATTGAGGTTCCATCAACAATTGATTGATTATACCAAGATACTGTAATAATAGTGTCAGAACCCACGGCACTAACATTAGTTATAAAAGTAATTGACGGTAATAAACCAGTAGAATCAGTTATATACTGGCCTATAGTAAACAAACCAAATACGTCTGTGGTTGGTACTGTAACAGTAGTGCTATATGGATACACTGCTGCTGTCATTGTTCCTGCATCAGTAGTTACTATTACAGGAGTTCCTTGTTTAGTATCTGATATTACAATATTAGTAGAATTTATAATTTCTAGAACATAATATAGGTTAGAATTATTTGTGGGGCTAGTGCTTATTCCACCAAACGCAGTGCCGGTAAAAGTTATAGTATCATTGACATGTAATCCAGTTGTGTTAGTCAATACTACTTGATTTACTAATGCTGTGGTTGCAGTTGCAGTCTTTACAATTGCTCCGATTATTGGAGCAATAGTTGCGGTAGCAGTTGTATAACCAGCAGTATCTGGGTAATAGCTAGGTTGACCTGCTACATAAGTAAATGCATCGGTTGTTTTAGTATCAATGAAGTCAATAGGGTTTTTACCCACAGCACCACTATTAAACAATTTAAGATTAGGATAGAATTCAATAATAGGTCTTTTTGCTTTATTACCTAATTGAGTGTATTCAGTAATTAAAGCAGGAGTATTGTTATATGTTGCAGTGGCATTAATAACATCAATATGAAACCAACGATTGCTTCTTGACCAAGCATTTCTATTAATAGAATTTCTAGCAATAGTTATATAATCAGGATTTATCGGAACGTACAAACTTGAATCATAGTTACCCATATCATACGGCGTAGTATCAAACGGAATATATGAACCTTCAGAGAATAAGCCAGGTGAAACCAGTGTGGTTACAGGTATCAATTCAATTGCAGTGCCCACACCTTCAACATAGAATTCTACATTGTTGAAACTTTCAGGATATATATCACCTTGAAAAAGAACTTTTAATCCGTTAGTAAAAACAACACCATTCTTAGAAGTATAGTTAGTCTTACCTAAAATGTCAGTTTCTACATTAATTTGATTTGTAATATTGTTCTCAATCAAATTGATAACACCAACACGACCGGGAATAGTACCATCTTGATAATACAACGTATTAAGTATGGCACTGTTGTATGGCTGTAATGTTATTACACCAATTGAACTTCTATAAAAGTTTCTGTTTGCCCACTCAAAACCATATATTGCAGTTATTTTTTGATTTGTAGGGATTGCTGCGGTCGCAGTCAATTGAATCTGAGGATTATCAATATCTCCTAATAAACTAATAGTGTAGAAAGTTGCAGATACATCAGTATAGTATCCGCCTTCGTAATTATTGTTGAATATTGATGATCCGGGATAATCTATACTTTCATTGTAGTTTACTCCGCCATTTTCATCATACAATGTTTGGTCAAAGAATTTATCAACATAACCACTTTCACTTGGCACGCCGGTGTTATAAAACATTACAGTTAATCCGGCTAATGCTGTTACCCCGTCAATACCTCCTATTTCATTTACTAGTGCTCCGTTTACTTGGTCAAATGGTAATGTTGAAACAACACCTACGGTATTATCACCCGGGAAAATAAAGTCATCTAGTGCATTTTTCTGAGGAACAGAAAAGGTAACGACTCCGTTAGTTGCCCCATTATTTGTAACACCATATACATCACGAGTTTGTACATTACGCTCAGTTGGACTAAATCCAGTAATACCAGGTACTCCTTGAATCCAAAACTGAGTAAGTTGATTCACTGTAAAGGTATATTGTCCACCTCTTAGTAGAGTTAACGTTGGGTTAGCACTAGGGGTAGCAAGTGTTTCTGAAGAAATTAAATAATAGTTTGCATCGGGCTGAACAATAAAGTTTTCTGAATTGTATACTATGTCAGAAGAAACTACCACACGCTCAGGCCCTTCCGGTAACCAGTAGTATTGATTGAAGTTAATGATTGGATCTAAATTAGTAAATGAATCCCATGAATAAAATTGACTATTGAATAGTCTGTTATTATCGGCGGTTAATCCACCTTCTAAAGTCAATGCATCTAAAATTCCAGGATAGCTAATAAAATCTTTTGCAGTAGAATCATTTTCTTTTAAGAAAACAATACCCGGATCTAATTGATAATCAGTTCTTGTCTTTGTGGGTTCGGTTACATACCGATCTGTAGCATTAACACCATATCCAAATTTACTACCAATATAACCCTGAATTTTTTTATTATTGGGTTGAGCCACTAATTGATCTAGCGTTGCTGCTAAAAATTGTGCATTGGTTGTGGTTTTAAATATTTCTGGAAGAAAATCCAATGTTCTTATTCTTGATGCCATATTTATTAATCTCTATACTATACTTATGCTATCTGCAATTCAGCGGGTGTAAGTGCGGCTATCACAATTACATCATTTGATGTAGCTGCGTTAACAAATATTTCGTATGGCAAACATTTAATTTCATATAAATCTCCAAAGTGTAATGTGGGATCGTTAGGTACTATTACACAAGAACTTACCAAGTCACCTATGTTAGTGTGGATATAAGCACTTAATTCACTAAAATAGAAAGTGTCACCAAAGTTCCAATTATTGATATTAAAGTAAGTATTCATTTGTGTTAATACTGCACTACGAATTTCACTATCGCTAGCATTAGTGTTAGAATTTTTAATAATTTTTATAGTTGCTCTTAATGCTGATGCTGCCTTAGGACCAAATAATGGCTTGAATACTACACTGTTTAATATTGCACTGTCAGTTAACATTTTGTAATCTTGTATCTGACTATATTCGTTGCTTAATTGACTAATAGTAGGTCTCAATGGAATAGGCACAGTGTTTGTGGTGTCTTGAATCCAATTCTGATATTGAGTATAATATGCCTGTGTAACTACATACAAATCAATAATGTTTGTTGTAGCAGGATCAATACGTGTAGTATTATTACTATTATGCCGATATTGAAATTGCAACCCTTGACGTCCAGGCTTCATACTGTATTGCGGTTGAACAACCAGTACAAAATACGGTGTTGTAATTGTTGGGTCTTGAACAGTTATATAGAACACATTTTCAGAATATGCATAGAATAATTGACCAACAGGGTATTCATATTTTACAGTTTCAATTTGTGTAGTAGTTGAATATTGATATGATACCGTAGAAGAAGCTATCAAATCTTCCCGACTTAAATTTATAGCATCTTGAATTGTTTCAAAGAATGCATATACACCAATATTAGTGTTACCAGTAACATATCCAGTAATTTCATTAAAGAAATCAGGATTCTCTATAATACTTCTATTATTAACATCAATACTAGCAATTTCAACTTCAAAATCATTTATGTAACCGTCACTTTCAACAGTTTGTCCAATGATACTAGTAGAGATAGGATTACTTAGTGCGTAATTACTATTTGGTTGTGTATTGGTAACCAACACTTTAACAAAGTCTTGAAGTATAATTCCAGAAAATGGATCATATACTAATTTACCTGCATCATATGTAAATCTAGTATCAGCAACACTACCAAAGTAATATGCTAGTGAACGATATGTTACAGTGTATCTGTTGGATCCAACACTCTCAAAGTTTACAAAATAGTTAGATGAATTGTAAATGTCAATACTCCAACGATTTTGATTAACAGTCAGTGAATTATTAAAGACTAATGAAAAGTTTTGTTGTAAATCTAATCTAACAATACATTCTTGTACGACACTATTAGGTAATGTATTACTAAATGAAGGTATAACTGTTGTTAATATTGCTCCTTCAGGAAGATAGCCATTCAATGTTATAGGACCTGAGCCATTTGCAAATTGACCTATACCGTTATTGAATCCGTCACCTATTACATTTAATACCGTAGTCCAAATATATGTAATGTCTGATGGGCTTGCTATTCCGCTTACCAATCTATTATTGCTATCAAAATAATAACCTGAGGGTGCTATAAATTTAAGTAATGCACCTGTAGTGATATACTTTGCGTTGTAGGTAGAATATGTTCCTACTGGAACAGGATTTTCACCACCATTGGTGATGTTGTAAAAATATCCTGATAAACTGTTAGCATCTACTGTACTGGTGTTCCAATATAAGGTCCCGTCACCTGATGCAGCATTGATACTATATCTAGTATAGTTTTGAATATAGTATTGTGACGATCTATTATCAGATAAAATAGCAGCTAATGTTCCAGTCAAGAACGTAATAATATCACCGGTGCTATTTATAGTTAATGTTGCATAGCCATTGGTGGTGTTTAACCAAACACCACCGTCATTTGCATAACTGTTTGTACTAGAGTATTTTCCAGTTGGATCAAGTAAATCTAAGTTCTTACTTACCCCAACACTACTACGATTGATAGCTTTTGATTTGATGATTGAACTATACAATGTGTACGGAAAATTGTTATAATCTTCACCATTAACCATGCGATTTTGTGTATAGTAACGACTTGGCGCACGTTGTTTAATATTTGCTAATGATTCACGAACTTGTGCATTTGACACTGGTACTTGCAATGACAATCCCAATGTCAATGTCTCAACTCTACCAACTCTACTTACATAATTAATTGATACGGATAGACCTTGCAATTCAGTAGGTTGAATCGTATAAGTTAATGCATTACCTGCACGTACATATGCTCTGAAAGTACCAACTGGTATTTGACTGAACACCCCGTCACCAAATACATAACTAACTTGATCATTGAATCTACTGTTAACCGAGTAAATTTGTTTAACAGAACTTTCAGTTTGTAAGTATGCATCAGCGTAAATGTTATCTACTTTTTTCCATAATCCAAATGTTCCATTAACTTGACTAACTTGATACAACCAAGTATCAGTGTTATTAACCCCTTGAATATCTCCAATATCAATTACTTGATTTGATATTTGATTTTGTAGAGTAAAGTCAAAATTTGTCAATGACCCTTGCTTAAAGTAAAAGAAGAACCCTGTGTTTGGACTACCGTATCCCAATTTATCATTGCGATATAGCATATTAAATCTGTTTGTTGGTGCAGGAGGAATTTCATAAACATAATCTGATCCAACAGTACTCACACTGCACAATTCAAAATTCATATTTAAACCATTTACTAAATTACTAAACGGTACTACTGGCAATGTCCCTGCGGGAATCTGTAATGTATATTCGTCTGTTTTTATCCCAAGAATTTGTGCAGTATTAGCAGGTAATCCAACACGTTGCGTATTGATTAATGCTGCATTAATAATAGTGTTGTACTGTTCTAACCAATTTGGGTTAGCCGGATCGTTCCACAATACAGGAACATTTCCTAGATTAAATCCATTTAAATCTATAATATTTTGAGTAGTGCGAATACTTGTTACTTTTAAATAACCCTGTGCTTCTAAATTTCTTTTAGGAGTATAACTAACTAAGTTTGCTAACTTGATAACACTATCTCTGCGTTCAGCCGTATCAATGAAATTTTCACGAGCATTTAAGTCATTGCGGAAAGCAAGACCTTGTCCCATGAACGCCATAACGTCAAGTAAGGCGATAAATTCTGAGCTTTCAATATAATCATTGAATGTTTCAGGATAATATACACGTAAATAATCTATGAAACTTTTACGTAATGTTTCATAGTCGTAGCTACGAAAGTCAGCCTGATTGAAGGTTTGGTAAATGGCCTTCCAGTCATTGACCCCGAATAATGCTGATTGTCTTGATGAGGTTGCCATAGTTATTCTCTTTTAAGTATTTATCATACCTAATAAACTAGGTTTTTTAGCTTTATTGTAAAACTGCTATATTAGTAGAACTATTAAAGAATACGCTTAATAGATTGGCTTGATTGAACGGTGACACAGCCATTTCTACTTCTAGTAATATGCCGTTTTCCTGTGGATATGCACGAACCGTGTTAAGAATCAATCTAGGGTCAGTATTTGCTACTCTGCGTATTTCAGTTTCTAATTGAAATTGTACATCTGCGGTGTTTGGTTCAAAAATAAATGACCACAATGTAGTTCCGTACCCCGGCTGTCCTACTTTTTCACCTTGACGAATGTTAAGAGAATTTACAAAATCTTGTATTACTAATGATGTATCAACTAATCCAAATTGATTTCCTACCCTATAAGGAGTTACTGTAGAACCAACGCCTCCGGCAGGGCCTGTTTGAAGGTTTGTAGAACGAGGTTTAAAAGCATTTATAGTGCTAAATCCAATGTATGAGGTCATAATATATTTATGCTGACATAATAGTTGAGTTTGCCGTCGGTGGTTTACCGGTAGTTAGTGTATACTGAGCATTGCGTAAAGTTACTACCTTTTTATCTAAGTCGTTTACTTTATTGTTAGCTGTTTCAACTGCTTGTTCTAATGTGGGTATAGACGGATCGCCCTGTGGTAAATCTTGTTTAGCTTTGGTAAGTTTATATATCGCATTTGCTTGGGCTTTAGCCAAAGCATAACGATCTTCAGTCAATGTTTCAATTTCTTTTTTAATTGAATCATATGCAGCAATATCGGCTTGTGATAAGTCTCTTATAGGAACCCCAGTGATTCCCGAAAAGTTTGGCATTGGAACTTTCTTGTCACCCAACAAGTTACCGATTTGAGAAGATATTTCGCTTCTATTAATTGTATTTTCAGCTACGGTTGGCATTTTTATAGGAAAAGGACTTGCAGTACTTAGTGAATTCATACTTGCTGTTAATGCTGCTGCGGCTGCAGGTGGTAGCCCAGTTGAAACCAACGACGATAATGGTTGTTTTCCAGATTGTAGTCCTTGAGTTAAATTACCAATTGAGGGTAAACCTGAAATATTGGGTAATCCAGGAATGGTGGGTATATTCCCAGTTACACCATTCAATAGACTGCTAGGATTAGGTAATCCAGGAATGGTAGGTATATTCCCAATTACACCACTCGGTAGATTGCTAGGATTACTTAATGCTCCGCTCAGTGAGGCGCCGGCACCTGTTAATGCTCCGCCGGATAATAAGCCTGACAGTGAACTTGAACCGGACGTCGCGGTACTAATTTGATTTAGTGCTGCACTAGATGCATTTTTGGTTATTGATTTAAGTCCACTAAGTGTGTCGGAAATTCCACTAGTAGTTAACGAACTAGGGTTTATTATAGACGAAAGTGCTGATTGCCCACCTGGTAAGTTGCTTACGCCACTAGCAAGTGCTGATGGGCTAGCTATACTTGACATACCGGGCACATTACTCATCACCCCTGATAATGCACTCATTCCTGCTTTTATCCCACCGGATGCAACTGCTGCGTCCACTGCCGGTATTTTACCCGTTGCTACATCAACTCCTGCGCTAGTTAATCCATCCTTAAATGAAGTTGCTAACGGGGCGGCTGTAGCTTTTGTGTCTGCTGCTACCTGTTCTAATTTATTTTTTAAATTGATAATTGTTAAGTTTTGTGGAACTTCGGCTTGCAGTGGTTTAAATGAGGCTGCTATTGCAGAAAATGCAGAACTTGATATTCCTTTTGTAGCATCAACTAATCCCGGTAATACAGTAATTGCAGGTGGTTTAATATTTCGTAATGTGTCAATGGTAGGCAACCCCGGCACACTTGGTAGTCCTGAAATGCCAGGTATATTTGGTAGTCCTGAAATGTTAGGTATACTTGGTAGTCCTGGAATACCGGGTATATTTGGTATTGAAGCTGCCATGCCATTAAGAGAAGTAACAATGGAACTTGCGCCGCCGGTGGTTGTTGCTAGCGCAGATGAGAAATTACCTGAACTTATTGCACTTGCTACATTAGAAATAGAAGGAAGTGTTGCCATTATAGTATATTACCAATATTTTTAGAGTTTTGTAAGAATGCTACTGTAGATTTTACTCCAACAGATGCAGCAGCATTTATTATACCTGCAATAGCCCCTGGTGCTTCATTGCCAACTATAGCACCAGTCATTGTCATTGCAGTTTGTGCCTGTTGAAAATTAATTATTTGTGCTGCTGTTTGTGCAGAGGTATTATTAAGTAATGCTTGTAAATTTTCAGCTCCAGGAACACCTGTAAACAAATTATTTGTCATAGCAGATTCTATACTCATCCCTCGTTGAACCAAACCAGTAACTAATGATGCTGCTCCTGGTTTTAATATACCAGCAGCCTCAAGTTGTTGCGGGGTTTTTGCTAGTATGCCTATACCAGCATTAACATTTCCTGATGCATCTATAATAATTCCAGTACCATTTGCTATTACAGCAGGATATGCAGCCGCTGCTTGTGCTGCTGTACCACCGATCATTGCAGCAGTGACCCCAGCATTTAATGATTTACTAACTGTTCCGATAGCTGGTACCGTAGCAACGGTTGCCGCCGTGACTGGATTGTTAGGAGGAAGTCTTGCTGAATTAGCATACGTTTGACTTTGATTATATTGCATTAAAATGCCCTACTACTATTATTATTTACTTTAACATCAACCCCTTGATTTGCACTTGACCAAGGAGAATGTGCAGGAGCACGACTAACAATAGATAACAGATATCCAGGAGCCGCTAACCATCCTTTAATTTTGTCAAACAATGTATCAGTATGCGTTACTATGGGTATTTTTGGTACTTCTGCTGGGGTTACTGATGTTGATCCTGTATTTAAATTTATTTTGCTACCATTAACATACATAGTTCCTGCACTTGCATAAGAACCCTCACCACTTGCTTCCATACTCATTGAACCATTAACTTTAACTGTATAGGTACCTAATGTATACCCGCTAAAGTTTTTGCCTGAACGATAAGAAATATCAGTCTCGGCGTTTATTTTAATGTTATTAGCCGCTATATTTAAATCATTTTTAGCGTTAATATTAATATTGTTATCTGCATGTAAATTCAAATCACCTTGCGTTCTAATATTTACGCTGTTGGTAGCGTACATATCAATTGTACCTTCTTTACCTAATTCAATATAGCTTTGTCCGTTAGCATGAATAATGAACAATGTTTGTCCATCATCACTCATTAATATTTGATGACCTAATGCTGTTCTTAATCGTATTAGTTGATCTTTACCAACAACATCACCATCATCCATAACAATGCTATGTCCACCCCTACGTGATACTAATGTCAATGACTCATTAGATGATGTAGCTCCTTTGGTTAATACATTGTTGTCGGTAAACCCACCTTGATAAATTGGTCTACCCGGTGTGCTAACTCCCCAACCAACCCGAGAAGGACTTTCACGTAATGCGCTGCTTGATATTGGTCCTCTAATTGAATCTCTAATCAAACCTTGTTGAAAATATATAGAAGAACTATAACTATGAACTGGTTTGGGTGCAATTAAAAAGTTTGAGGCATCATTTAAAGTTTTATTATTTGTATTTAAATTAACAACGGGCAAGGTTGTTGCCCCACCTAATCCCGCAGCTTCAGCACCATTAAGTACGACATTTTCTGTTGCGCCTATTGCAGGAATCATTTGCAATAATTCCGGTGGCAGAATACTACCAATATAATATCCGTAATTTACGTCACCGTTAATAAAAAGACAAACTACTGTGCTACCAATGTCAGGCGGGCTAAACCACATCCCGTACGAACTTGGATTCTGTGTATAGGTACCAAAACTATCTATTGCTCCGTTGGCGGGAGTAGAGCCAAAGAAAGGACTCATGTAGCTTACAGTAGTCCAACTTTTGCTATCATCAGGATTAGGTGCGCCAAAATCAGCAATATAAACATCTAGTCTACCTGCTCTAGTAGAATCAATATTATTTTTTACTACTCCAAGTACAGGAACGGTACGTATTACCC